CCAGGAGTTAGTAGTGTTAGATAGTCTGTTGTTCGGATCCCATTTGTCTGCAAGCACTGACTTCCACTTGTACATTCAATGGAGGTTGTGGCTAGGGTCAATGAGTAACTAAAAATCCCGTCTTGGTTATATCGGCATGTATTATCAATTGCAAAAAAAGCAAAATAGTATGCAACACAGTTTGAATCTAGTCCCGTAACATCAACACAACCAGTTGTTTTGTCTGTATTGCTGCTCCACAATACCTTTGCATTACCAATCGTATCACCAGCAAATAATTGCTGGGACATTGTTGGGTCTCCATTATAACAGCACGTACCGTCAAGAGGTTTTTCATTCTGTGTAATTGGGGATGTACTTCCAACTAAAACTCCTCCAGTGTAGTGACCGCTTGGAGTGCCGCAACCGGCGCCACCGGGTGGAACTGGGGTCCAGCAAATAGTACCAGCTGTCGGTGATGTTCGGTTGAATGTTAAGGTTTGATCATTACCTTCCCGGCGAATGCCACCAGGTGCATCAAAAAACGTGGTAGAGGTCATCAGTGATACTGTGTGATTGTTGAGTATTTAGCTGACAAATAATGTTTTACACTTATCTCCATGGTATCGCTTGTAGTTAACCTCATCTATTGAGCGACCACAATGTGGACAGTCTATACGAGGTCGAACTCTACCCCGTAAGGGACTTACGCCAACTCTTTTCCTATACGGTTTATGTGGTTTACGTGGTTGCTTCTTACCTTTATTATGTGCTGGTCTACCTTTCATCGCATTTGATATCTTTTGACGAGATTCCAACGACAGTGGAGCGCGAGCTTTACTTACACCGGTTTTCCCGTTTCCAGTTCCATCTTCTGGCATCAAATTTGCCCAATCAGGGGAATCAACCACATTCCATAATGCACTATAGTGCATTCCCCATTCAGCAATCTCTTCCATTGTTTGACACTCTTTTATGATCTCTGTAGTATAGTCAACTCCATGTTGTCTAAGATGCCGAAGCCAATATACCCCCGACCCAGTATATTTGTGTGGATCTTTGCGAATTGTCCTGCCAAGATATTTTAACCCTGTTTTGTTATGGGTTTTAACATACAAATAAATACACATTGCTGATGCTCCTTCATAGCGTTAGAGCAGTTGGATACTGATAATATCACGAACTGCATTATTATTTACACAAAGCTGACAACGAGTAACGGCTGGCTGCATAAATATGGTTGTGATTAGATGCCTATTTGGGTCAATCACATGATTACTTGCTTAATAGGAGAAACATTATGACTACAACTGACATCGCAGGATTGTTCCTGCTTGACTTCCCACGTTTCGTCACTCAAATCGAACACGCTCGTTCCCAAGAGGTACGGCGCTTTGTTGGTAACTACCCCCCTGTCAATATCATCCGAAAAGATGATAATTGGGTGATTCAAATTGCACTTGCAGGTTACGCACCAAGTGATGTTGAAATCACAACTGAGGATGGGCATCTAATTGTAAAAACTGCAAAACACGTAGACGAGAATGTTCCTGAGGGTGTTCAATACATCCATCGTGGAATTAGCCAACGTGCATTTGAGCGTAGATGGCAACTCGAAGCTGATATGGAAGTTATTGGAGCTGCTTTTGAGAATGGGATGTTAACAATTGGTGTCACTCGAATCATTCCAGAAGAAAAGAAACCCAAAACTGTTCCAATTGGAAAGTCAGCAAAAACAATCCAAGATAAGCTACTAACGGCCTAATAGAAAAAGGGGTGTTAACACCCCTTTTTCTTGTATGCTCGCTGCACACCCAATAATTAGTCAGTTGCCCTCAATTCCTTGACACCATATTGTTGAGGCTAACTAGGCATAAATACAAACATATTGATTTTATCGTAATGGCCAGCAGTAACGCATCCCAGTATCTTTCAAAATTATTTGATGCTCTAGTATCGGGGAAGATTACTGACCTCAAAGATGGCCAATTAAAGCGAATTGCATCAATTATTACTGGGTTAGTAATTCTAAATAATCCAAAATTTCACAGCATTATCCGACTCCAACCAGGGGAGTTGGATCAAATCAAATCAACACTGTCAACAAAATCAACTGCTGATCACGTGGCAACCATTGGCACGAGATCACCATCAATGTTAGCAAAGAATGAACAAATACTAGTTCATTGGGGCACTCGGTCAAAAGAGACAAAGACCGCACTTGCTAAACAAATCAAACAACTAATTGTCAGTTTCAATAGCGTTGCTGCTCAACCAGCAACTAAGCCTACACCACAGGAGACATCCCCATCTTCATCTACTCTTCCTTCCCCCCAATCAAATCTCAGTAAGCCCCCGGTATAACACATACGCAGGACTCACCGCATTCTAAGGGTGCGTGCGTCTTAATACAATTTTTAAGGATGTATATGTCACGTAGCAATCGATCACAATCAATGAGAAAAACGACTGGTTCACACTCCAAACGCGCTGCAGCTAATCTGTATCTCGTTGAACCAGATAGCCAACTTGAGGCAAGCCGATCAAGAAAGACCTGGACGCAGAAAGATTGTATTGATGTTACCCCACTGACAGATCGACAGGAAGAGGCGTTTAGGTGTTGGTATCAGAGGGATGATAGTTGTTTGGCGATGATTGGTTCAGCAGGTGTTGGAAAATCACTAGTTGCGTGTTATCTGGCAATTAATGATGTGCTAAACCCAGCCACTCCACAAAAACAGGTGGTAATCGTGCGGAGTTGTGTGCCAACGCGCCAGACTGGATATTTACCCGGTTCACAACAGGAAAAGGAAGAGATTTATCAACTACCGTATGTTGATATTTTTGCTACCTTATTCAAACGCAAGTCAACATACCAGGATATGGTGGATGCAGGGATAATTAAATTTGTTAGCACATCCTACGTTCGGGGATTAACTCTTGACAGGTCTATTGTGATTTTTGATGAGATTCAATCTGCAACACGGCACGAGTGTGATAGTATTGCTACCAGACTGGGCGATAACAGTCGATTGATTGTTCTTGGTGATGGATACCAGAATGATTTACATTCCAAGAAGGGTACTGAAATTAGTGGATTCGATTATATGGTCTCCATGATGACCCACATCGATATGTTTGATGTTGTTCAGTTTACACACGATGATATTGTGAGGAGCAGCTTTTGTAAGTCGTGGATTATCGAATCGGAACGGCACCCACAGGTATAAAGGGTCTACCAATACACAAAAGGGACTTAATGTCCCTTTTTCTTTTGCTAAATATCAATATCTCACGCCCATCCAATATGCAGTTCATGTTCCTGAATAAATCTAGTTGCTGCGGTAGCAAGAATCCAACTAGATTAAAATCGACTCAGTATCCCATTGATGTCAGTAGTGCACGCGATTCACTAACACAAGCACTTGATCGTTTTTACACAAATTACAAATGCGTTCCCATAGAGATGCTGCTAAATGCTGAGGAGTTAACGATTCTGCAAGGTGCCTTACCAAATAGCGAATTTGATATTACCAATGGAGTGCTACACATACGTAAGATACGTGTTGTGGTAATTTGATATGCCATTAGTCAGTAGCTTATTTTCAACAGTACAAATCGCATCCGAGCGGATGGATATCTGTAAGAAGTGTGAAAAACTATCAGCAATCAAGACATGCAAAGTGTGTAAGTGCATCATGCCGATCAAAGTTAGATTACGGCACGCAGAGTGCCCTATCGGAAAATGGAAAGCCATCGATGACGATGGCCAGATGCACTATGTTGATGATGCTACGTGGGAAGCTCAAGAACACGAGATTGAATTACTTCGACCTCATCCCGAGTGATTGCGTTGCAGACAGTCCGATTATATATTACCCAATTTTTAGTGTACCAGAATTACCATCCCAAAATCCACGAGGGTTAGTAGGACTACCAGCTAACCAGTTTTGTGAGTTCGGAGGATCTTGGTACACTGCATAATCTGCGTCTTCAGCGGCTGCCTTCCATTCGTCAAACGACATGAAGTCTTGTTCTTCACGACCATTGTCGGACAGTCCGTCTACATATTCTTGTACAGTTGCCGCAACCTCCCACAACCCTTCGATTGTGGATTCAAGAGCACCTTCATCGTCACTATCGTAAGCATCACTGAATGCTTGATTAGCTTGGTCAAATGATGCCCGGAATGATGCCGCAACTGCAGGGTCTGTCACTTGGCTGATTGCCTCATCGAACGCTTCACACGCTTCGCTCTGATCATCTTCAACATTTTCTTTTACTACAGATTCAGTTAATCTCTTTAAATTTGCAGTGGTTACTGGTAGACCAGCGATTTCGAGTAGTGATTGTGGAGTCGTGATTGGAGTGTACCGATGTTCAACTATTTATACACTAGCGCAAAATCCCCATTACGTCCCGCTGCTTCAGGAATAGAACCTTTTGTCCATCAACTTCGACGATTTGACCCGTACCCTTGTTGAACAGTACTCGATTACCTGGCCTGATGACCATTTCATCAAATCGTCCATCAATGTGTAGTCCTGGTCCAACTTCAACTACTGTACCTGTTTCAACACCCTGTTCTGGACGCTTTTGAATTAGGACAATGCCACCTTCAGAGACAGATTCGGGAACATCTAGCTTAATTGTGACGAAATCGTGGAGAGGTTTGATAATCATTTTGTGAGCTTTCTATGTGTGTAGTGTATGTAGGGATGAAGAAAAGGGACCATAATGGTCCCTTTTTGGTACTAACCAGTTGTCTAATTGACTACATTTGAACTACAAGTTGTTCTTCACCCCGCCATACTGAAACTCCATTGCTTCTACGTGGTCGAGGTAACCCAATGGTGGATTCTGTAGAAGTTGGGTGAGCTTTAAAAGTGCGCAAATCAACTTCAAAGAAGGATCCTTGTGGTGCACACAGCACTAACGATTCCTCACTTGGATAAACACAAACTTCACCTGAGTTGATTTGTCTTTCTGAATGTTGGATGAATTCATCAACTTCGTCCGATGGCATTATATCAGGTTGGCCACTGTATAAATCAATGTATACATATTTACAGTTGGCATCACTAGATTCTTTCAGCCGGTTGAGGGAATCTGGAATGCTTTTTGCAACACCTTGTTTTTTTAGTGCTGTTACTTCTGAACTACTTAGTTTAACGAGTCGAGATTTCGACACTCTAGTATGCGTACCATTAAAAAAGTCAACATACGGTTGAGCACCCAATGCTCTCACTATACCACAATTACTTGCTGTTTTATCTGATGATACGGATGAACGTAGTTGCACATAATCCCCCACCGCTAATCGTTTCGGTTCCTCACTAGATTCATTCAATCTACGCAATTGAGATTCTGTTACTGGTAACCCAGCTAGTGTTAGTAGGCGCTCTGGAGTCAGGTATTGTGACATGCGTATGTGTCCTTAAAATGTTGTGTACGGAGTATTTATGATAACTGCAGTATACGGTTGAATATTTAGAAAGTCAAGCACGAAATGTGTATAGGTTAGCAATTGCTAATACTTTACGAGCTTTGTGGCGATCAAACTGATTGTCGGTTCTGATACCCGATTCCATATCAATCCAGTACTTCAATCCGAGAGGTTCAATCTGCTGGATGACACTAGAAACATTGGTAGGATTCATTCCTCCTGCAACACCGCAAAAATATTCACTAAACTCTGCTGGAATTTCCCAATTGTCTGGAAATACCCCTCTCCCCTTTGAATCGTCTAATAACACGTGCACCCGATGTTTATCTTTTGTAGCTAGTTCAGTCAAAAATCTATTGATGGGATCCACTGTGTCTTTATGGCGCTGAAGAATGATATCAGGACCAAGGGTCAGTGATTTATGGTAGATTTCAACTACCTGATCGTCTGTAAAAGTTCGATGACGAGGGTTAACATTTAGTTGGATTCGGTCAACTAGATACACGTCACTTGGCAGCTTTCCTTGCAACAACTGTTCAAACGCAAGACCACCACATAGGTGGATTGCTTTATATCCAGACAGTGAAGCACCAACAAACGCTTCACGCCATTGCTTGGATGGATTGCGGACAGCTCCCTCATTGTGTGGCACATATAACAGTGCCCACTCTACAGCTGGAAACTCATCACCTAGTGCTACTAGATCATCAAGGTTGGTGCGATCGTCAGCACCAGTGAGTGATACACGGTGCAATAATGGAGTTGGTGGATTTGGCACAAGACTCTCCTGAAAATGGTGATATTTTCATTAAAGAGAGTCTTGGTGTCTAGCTAATTTAGAATGAAATTTCGCAAACTCCCCCAAAACAAGTAGCTCCAGCAAGGGTGTCGACCTCGGTAAATTGCTTCTGAGATAGGTCCTTAGCGAATTCAATTGGTTTAAATGTCTTAACGATATTGTTCCATTTGTGAAGATTGTAGCAGTCTTTCAAACAGAATGTCATCTTTTGCATATCCCCATCAAAATACGAAGATGCAAATTTATTAGCACGACGGACCCAGTCGCGCTTGAGGATGTCAGAAGAATTTTCTTCATCGAGCTTCATTCCGTATCCCATTGCAGTATCACATGCAATCCATAGGTTTTCATTAAATGCGTGGAGTGCATCCACTACCAAACCAGACGCAAATAGTGACCCTTCACCGTATGTTGCAATAATCTGATTCGCATCAAATACTTCAGCAAATGGTGCTTGGACATATGCACGATCGCCTGCTGAACTTAGCAGAGAAATACCAGCAAAATAATTGCGGTTGTCATAAATGTATTGTTCAACTTCATCCCAATTATCAACTGTAATTGTATTGCTGATATTATGACGTAGTGCAGGATGAACACACAGTTCAACATTAGTACCAGCTTCTACCCAATACTGCTGGGCCAACTTGACATATTCTAATTGCTTAACACCAAGTAGGTCTGCCTTGTACATTGACCCTGCTTTTGTAACAACAGGAAATGCTACAACAACATCTGTTTTACCTGCAGACCACACAGAAGCCTCAACCATTTTGGGGTTCACTTGCATGATGATTTTTGCAACTTCGTCTTCTGCATTAATTTGGACGTGTCTGAAGTACTTGGGAGCATGTTCACCATGAATACCAGATGCTGTCCCAAGTAACACTGACGCATTTCCACTTGGCTTAGCACACGTTGTCCGTGCTGCTTGATTAATTCCAAGTATTCGCGCTACTTGTTTATTGCATGCCTTAACTAACGTAGCACCATCAATCATCACTTGCTTGTCAAATAGGATGTCAGGATTATTCATCCACCCAGTGATTGAGACTCCAATTAGAGCCTCGTGCTCCGTGATTTGCTTAGTTGCTTCGGATACGTACTTGAAGTTTGTGTACCCTGCTTGCAGTGTGCCTAGAACTGCTGCTGCTTTACATGCTTTAAAGAATATTGCTGTTGTAGTACACCGACCACCATTGATCTCAGTCAAATTGCAGAACTGAAACCCTGAAACCCCTGTGGCGGTTACTGGCATCATACCGATTTCCACACAATTGTGCACACATATACCATCAGCGAAAAAGTTATGATTATCTGTAACTGTGATGTCATATACATCTTCAAGCTCAGGTAGATAAGTTATTTTGACCATATTGTTTCCTATTAATTTTTAAATGTAAAGAGCTGTTTCTAAAAAGCTCATGTCTTTCGGATGTAGTTCACGTGATATACAGTATTCCCAACCACGAGTTTTTGCAAATTTAGCTGCAGGTTCAGCTCTTGTGGCTAAGAACTCTTGCTCTGTGGTTCTGTAATAACTACCCTTAACCTCAAGAATTATATTTCTGCCATTGTACATAATAAAGAAATCCGGCTTGTAGTATCCACCAGGATTCTTTTGTATACGAATTGCCTCATATCGCCATGGGATGCCTAACCGCTCGAAAAGTGATATGTAAGAAGCTTCTGTTCCAGAACGGGTTTTTACTTCCGTCTTACCGTCGATGTTATACTGCGGGTTCGTTACAGTGATTTGTTTAAATATTGTATTCCTACCAGTATTGGGCATATTTTCCATATTTACTGTAGACTGGATTCCGTGCAGGATTTTGAAGACGGATTCGAATTCAGTATCCGATAGTGAGTTCAATTGATCTGGTGCAATGTTAAATCCCAATTGCTGCGCCACAGCGTGTTTAGTATCGGTATCCCATTTGGAAAATTTCGTAACCAGTGTCTTGGTTCTATTTGATCGATCTTTGCCTCTATTGGATAGCATAGTACTTAAACATCCTTTCCAATTTGCTTGTGTTGCTTCTATGCCCTGATTAGAAAGAACCTGAATAAAAAACTCAGGTGTATTGACATTTTTATTATGCAACTTACCCTTAGTCATTAATGTAGCCTGAAATTTATCATTGGTACCAGATGCTGCCAATGCTTTCATATGCGCCGAGTGCTGAGGTCGCTTTTTGCCATAGTTTGGGTTACATTCGGATGATCCGCATGTTCTTCCCAATTTAGCTATGTACTTAGCACTTCGATGCAAAATTCTAACGGTGCCGCAATTAGGACAATGCCATCCATCTACCTTAGTTCGGTTGACAATATCAGCAACCAGTTGTGGTGGTGCCCATGTATTATGTTCTATCATATATGACGTAACTTCTTGTGCATTCATCTCAAACCCCTGTGCGCATTATGTATTTATGGGCAACACAAGGGTTCCAACAATTACTTCACAATTAATTCATCATCCTCTGTTAGATGCTGAGCTTCTACCCACCCACGTTTTGTTAAAATTTTATGATCTGGGGTGCATTTTAGTACTTTACCTTCGTATTCAATTTGAACTACTTGTGTGGATCTTTTAGTCAGCATTCCGGCTGTAATTTGTTTCCACTCCTTTTGCCCTGTAGTCACGTTATACGACAGTGCACAAGGAGCCAAATCAGATGTTTGAACCAATTCCACTAACATTTTCATCGGAATCTTATATTGCACTCCTAATCCGCCATTAACTCCATGGTCACACACATCAATAAGTGCATCACCTGAAACACAAGGATTCCAACAAAATTCAGTACTGTCAGAAAAGATAAATCCAGGCTCACCAAAGTCCTTAACAGACTTCATGATATTTGCCCATTCATCTCGAGTCAAATCGTCACGAATCAAAAGTGCAGAGTTGTTACTACGACCGCGCTGAGGATTAGTAACAAACCAATCTCCAGTTTTTGCAGTCAGCATGTCATTGTCATCTTTACTGAAGATGCAAATCGTTGCTGAACGACGAACACCACCTGATAGTACTGCATCACTACAGTGCATCACTAAATCATAAGCAGTAATACTATTGATTTTTGTGACGGGAGAATCACGTAGCAAGTTTTCAAGCAAGTCCTCGCATTTAACCAATGCAGTACGTAGTCCATCTGGTCCTGGTGCCTTGAATCCACCTGAAATTGCTGCACCTTTTGGGCGAATTTTACTGAAGTCGAAGTGCACTTGACAGCCTCGATACTCAGGATGTGTGGCACCTTCTGTGAAATAACTACTTAACAGTACCGCAACTGCTTCTGACCAACCTTCAATTGAGTCAGGTACTTGGAAAATCTTAACTTTTTTCTGGGATCTACGAGCGATTGTCGGTAACTTTGCAATGTGATGCTTCTGAACTGAAAACCCAACACCGCACCCTGCCAGCATTAGGTAAAGTGCTTCATTGAAGAATGCAGGACGGTCCACGTAGCTTACGCAGCAGTTGTACATTCTTGCTTCGTGCTTGAATAGCTGCTCTCCACCAAACTGTAGTGCACGCTGAGCACCAAGTACCAATTTATCCTTGTACGCATCCTCTGCGTATGTAATCAAGGACTCCAATTCCGGTGTCATTTTATCAGCATATTTTTGCCGATGCATACTCATTACACGACCAACAGATTCTTCCCACGTTTCATATCTATTTTCACTATCTACCCATCTGCTGTATCCCATGTAGAACTTTGATTCTGACAGCATCTGTTTACCTAATTCCATTATGATTTTCCTTCTTTATTGTGTGGGAGCTATTTAGGCCATAAGTCGACATAAGATTGTCAAGATAGTGGGTTATTTCACATTTAATTTAAGGCGAATCCCAATAGGTTTCAACAAACAATCTCCCAGCGAGTAGTACCCTTACCCCACACTCTATCGTGCCCCAAATCTTTCAGCACCATGTCATATTCCGTGCGATTAACATCCCACTGCACTTTAGGATTTTGTTTAAGTAAATCTTTACGAAATCCCCATCTGTGCTTTCGTTCATTGTTAACAACATAAAAATAATCTGGTGGGTTATCTGCTTTCTTGCTAAACCCTAATTGTTGGTACAAATTTCCCTCACTCCAACGCATATCACTTAGGCTAAAAATCTTTGTTGGGTGACCATCACGAACGAATGCTTGCAATAATTTGGATGCTCCACCTGGCACTCGATATTTTGGATTAGTAGCATACCGAACTAGCTCGTATGTTCCCGGAGGTTCTCCTTTTGACATCATCACTCGAGGAGATGAAAACGTTTGTGCCGCAACAAGTTCGTCGTTATAAAATAGCCCATAACAATACTGAGCAGCAACGTTGCCTTGTATATGAGCAATATTAAACAATTGTCCAGCTTGTTGATTCGAGATTTTTCGTACCTCACACTTGCGTGCATAAATTACTGGAAGAATTACAGATTTCGTTACGTGATGTATTTTTTGCAATATCAACTGTTGAGAGCTTTTCCATTCATCTTCAAAAAATACAATCCCTGGAACGTCATGTAGTGCATATTTTGGGAACTTCTGTTCCATTACGTCTACCAATGCTACGATAGACACTTGCATATTACCCACTTCCACAAATGGAACCTTGTGTGGACCTACCTTTACCTTACTATTCAACGCAGCTGCAAGTTGTTGAGTTAAATTAGTAGATTTACCCATCAACTGTCTAGTTATCGCAGATTTCTTAGCACCACATTCTGGACAGCCATGACCAGCAACAATTGACGCAAATGATGTCGTCCATGTAGCGTGTGCAGCATCAGCTAAACACCTCCACTGTACTTTGGTGTGTTGAGGACCTCCAGCGTTCGCATCGTAACATTGGCTAGCTGTTGAAATGCAACTGAGTTCAATGGTAGTTGGAAGTTTGACTGATATTTCATCCAAAAATTGTTGGAATGGCTTTCTGGAGTGAGCAGCTTTGAGTACTACAGATCTAGTTGCTTTTGTACACACCGGGCACCCACCAGCGCCGTGCACCTTATAATTCTGCACTTTTGATGCTAATATTGCTGAGAATTGATGCAAACAAACAGTGCATATCACATCGTGTTTATTTGCCATTTTCGTGAGAGGTGACTGCAGCTGGAGATGCATCTTGTCGAACAACTCTCTATTTTGTGGAGCAAGTGTGTGATTAAAGCTCATTTTGCTACTTTCATTCTAGCGCATATTGGACACCCATGTCCTTTTTGTAAATCATTAGGCTTGGCTGACCATTTGTGGTTATTACTACATGACATTTCTATTTTTGTATAACTGTTAACATAGTTTCCTATTACAGTCAACGTTGGAGATATCATAGTAATTCTATTAACGAACTCTTGTTGAGAGAGTATTGCGTTTTTATTAGCTGCTTTATGCTGCAGATATGGAAATTCGATATAATATTTGCAAGATTGATATTCAGTGGTTGCTGTAATCCCTGTGGCACCGAATATCAATACATTACCTAGTTTACTGTTAATCGACTCAGTTGCTCGTTTTACAATCTCTGGTTGCACGATTAATTTACGGTCAATGTATTCTTGCAACTCAATATTCAGTTTCCAATCTAACATCTGCAAATTTTCAGCAGATCCTACAATTTCAGGAGATAGGCGTAAATCATAGCAAAGACGCACTGGTAAAATGTGGTCCAAATGGTGACCAGATTTCTTACTAGGGTGAGTACGAATGAACTGATTAGGATTAATAATAGATGCACTCCGACGCCAAGTGGCTTCGGTGCATGATCTCACTGATTTATTGTACGCAGCTAGTGTTGGATGCTGCCGAATGTTAGCAGCTCTAATTTTATCTCCAGTTGCACGGATTTTTGCAATAGCATCAATTCTTGAACACTTTGGACACTTGGTTGGTTCGTTAGCGAGTAGATTATCCAGAGTCGATAAAAACGTATGACTGCACACTGTCGATCGAAACTGAGATTTTGCTTTTCGGTTACTGGGGAGCGTCCCTACCAGTACCATTCCTGTGTTTGCTTCAATTTCAGCAATCAACTTGGTAACAGTATTAGCAGCATCAATTGGTTTTTGGATGTTATTACAATTAGCACACCCACGAGTACCGTGCAACTTGTACAACCGAGTGAAGTAACAAACTCGCTTATTCAATAGTATTGCTTTACACACAGTGCACTCCAGTATTAGGTGAGTCCCAGTATTGATCTTTGTTAACTCAGTAGGTTCAATAATACTATATTGCAGTGTTTCGGTTATAAACCTAATTAAGTTGTATGCATTACTAGCTTTTCTGGCTGTAGGGTTGTATTGAACAGTAGTTTTTTCCATAATTTTAATACCGCGAATATATCATATAATAGTATTTATATAAGTTGTATGCAACAGTAGTTTTCTTTAGGATAAAAATAAAGGGACCGAAATCCCCTTATTTTGTGCGCAGTTAGCGATTAAGCAAAAGACACATTGGAGCAAACGAGTTTGCCGTAGTAGTCAGAGCTGTTGCCTAGAGAAGTAGCAGTACTTGTGAACTGTGCCTTCGCGTAGCGGGTCATTAAACTCATTACGGGTTGCATCGTCACAGGATTCATTATGACCCCAGTGCTCATCAATGGCACGTATGGGCAGTAAAAGTAACCAGAATCCTGCTCACCATTTCCACCTTTGTATCCGATTAGGATCTCGTCATCACCAGTACCACCAACATCAGTAGACTGAGTTTGATTCCACAAGTAGCTGTATACTTTGATGGAACCATTCAATTTACCAACTAACATTGTGTTATTTGGACCCTTGAAGGAGCCTTCGATAGCAGGAGCAAACACAGACTTAGCTGCGCTTTGCAAGATGCTAACAATCATTGGAGACACGACGATGAAGTTAGCAACTCCACGACGAGTCTTGCGTCCGATTTCATTCGCGATGTAGTTGATCAAGGTGCCCAATTGTGCAAAACGATCGCCACCGAATGTTGGACGATAGTAACCTGCAACTGCTGGCAAGGAACCATCCCAGTTACCAACTGTACCAGCTAGTGCTAGCAAGTCGCTGATGATTTCGTTGTCAATTTCTTGAACGATTTCAGCAGACATACCAGTGGTCATTTCTGTTTCGATGTTCATACCGTGTTGGCTGTTCAAATCTTGCATTGCTTCGATTGTCCAACCAGTTTGTAGCTTACGGCTCTTGGATTCAACAGCTTGAGAAACTAGTTCCAAGGAGACCTTACGACCACCGGAACCTTCAATCTGACCACCAGAACCACCGACTGTACAGCCGTCTAGTGCAGAGAAGCCAGCATTGGCACCCCAACCTTGACCGGATGGAACACCAGCAATGTTTGGTTGACCAGCAGCGTCAATACCAGATGCGCCAGCTGCAGGAGCAGTGTCAGTAGCACCAGAGTAATAACGACGAACAGGCTCAGCATTACCGAACATTTCTTCACCAGCGGTAACAGTACCAGGTGCAGGAATCGTTTCGTTGTATTTGTAACGCATAGAATACACGATACCTACAGGAGCTTTCATTGGCTGAACACCAACTAGCTCGGTTGCAATCGTACCAGGGATAATACGACGAATCATCGGGATCAAGATATTACGGAAACCAGCGATATCTTGTGCAGCAGTAGCACCGGCTGCAGCAGATTCATTCAAGTTGTACTGCTTTTGGTTGTCCAAAAGGGTGTCAATTACTTTACGCTTTTCGCCAGAAAGGCCAGTTAGCAAAACGTCTTTTGTTTCGCTCCAATTTTCAAATAAGTTCATTTCAATTTTCCTTTGTTTAAGTTTGTGTAAAAATATTACATCAATCCCGCGCTCGCTAGGAGACGCTTCTTATCACTCTCAGACAAACCAACACTCTCGGTTACCACAGGTTTCTTAACCATTGTGTCACCAGTCTTTAGTGCTACAGTTTTGGGATCTACTTT